GCCATCGTCTTTAGGTATTTCTCGATGGCGACCTTCTCTGCTTCGTCGATGATGCCGTCTGCGAAGGCTCCGTCTACGTATGTGCGGAGGGCTGCTGTGTTGTCGTTCGCATTTTTGATGGCTGTGTTCGCTGCGTCGATCTGTGTCTGGAGTGCTGCGATGTCTCCGTTTATCTTTACGGTGAGTTCGTCCCGGATGCCTATGACGTAGGTGTTGATTCCGTTGACCGTCACGTCGATCTCGCTCTTGGTGTAGTAGTTCTTGTTGTTCTCCGTGATGGCTCCTTTCGTGTATTCCTCTGCATAGAGCTTTACGGCTCTCTCCGTGTCGCTGATAACGATCCCAAGTCTGCGCTCGAGGTCTGCCGTCTCCGTGTCAACGTAGAGGCGTATTTCCCTGTCGGCTGCTCTTAGTTCGATGCCGAGGTTCGTCACGCTCTGGTTGGTCGCATCGATGTGCTGGCCGATGAGCCGGATGTTCTCTGCTGTCTGGATGATCTGCGTGCTGACGGTCTTCTTGAACTCTGCCAGCGGCTTGTCCGTAACGGCAAGGATGGAGACGTACATCTCTCCTGTGAACTGGAGCCGGAAATCTCCGAGGCCGTGCCATGTGCCTTCCCATTGGAGGGTCTGCCAGTCCTTCGACTTGGCGATCACCATCTGCTGGGTGTATGGCAGGGTGTTCGTCTTTCCTTCCGGTGTCTGTCCGTTGTACTTGAATCCTATCGTCAGCTGGCCTTCTGTCTTCGGCAGGAGCTTGATGCTTAGGTAGAGGTTGTCCTGTACGTCCTTGCCTTCGCTGGTTGTCTTCTCTGATGCCGGGGCGTCGTATTCCTTATGGGTTCCCGGCTTCCTTATGAGTGCGTTGGCCTGCGTGATGCCTGTGTCCACGATGTGGAGCATCTGCTTGCCGTCGTATTCCTCTACGTTGGCTCTTCTCGTTCCTGTCGAGACGACGGATCCGTTGAGGACGACTGGTTCTCCGTCGGTGTATGCGAGTAGCTTTGTGTTCTCGTTGCTGTCCTTCGTCCATCCGTCCATGTTCTCCGTGAAGGTGGCGTTGGTGAGGTAGTTGTCCTCTTCCGTCATCTCGTAGGCCTGCTTCTGGTATCTGGTACTGAACAGGCCGTTCAGCATCTCGATCTTGCTGTCGAGGCTTTCGCCTGTCCTTCTGAGCCGGAAGTCTCCGACTGCGTAGAGGTTCTGGAGCAGCTCTCCGAATCCCTGCAGCTGTCCGAATAACGGGCTGTATATTCCCTTGAGGCTTCCGATGCGTCCCTTTAATGCCTCGTCCGGATCCGTCTTCAATCCGTAGGCGATATCGATGTACGGCGTTGCGTTGCCGACGGTCATCACCTGTATGATGCCCTTGCGGTCTGCGTCCGTCTCGTTGTCCACTCTCACGAAGGTGTCGCCCTTTGTGATGAGGTTGCCCGGTGTGTCCTCGTTGGTTGTTACGAAGTTCTTGAATGTCACCCAATCGAGGCGTTTTTCCCCGTCGGCCATGTCTCCGATTCCGGCTCCGGTGATTATGCACTCGTAGTGCTTGGTGATGTAGTACTGGTTCTCCGGGCTTGGCATTCCGTTGTACTGCTGCACCATGATGTAGTCGCCTACTCTGAACGGGTTGTAAAGTTTGCCGCCTCTGGTATCGAACCAGACCCTTCCTGTGGCTGCGTCGTAATGGTCGACCTCGAGCATGGCCGTGAAGATGCGGTTGTCGTTCTCGCCCAGCAGCTGTGAAATGACGAAGGTAAAGACCCGGAGTGCTCCTCTCACGACGATGTTGTCGAATTCTCCGGTGTATTTCGTCTCTTCCACTCCGAGGGCGTTCTTGACCTTCTCCTTGGTGATTCCCCATCCTTTGCCCGTGAGGAATCCGGACACGAACTCTTCCGAGAACAGGTTCCCGTCGAATTCTGCCGTTCCCTTCACCTTCAGCTCTTGGAGGATCGCCTTTGCTCGTGTTATCAGCTGGTTCAGCTCTGCGTTGCCTTCTCCGTCTATGAACCCTCCCCGGAGTCCTTCTGCGAATGCTCCGAAGTAGGCACCCTTGAGCAGCTTTGCGATCTCCCGGCTGGTGAGTCCCTTATTGAACGTGATGTGTCCGAGGGCTGTGTCGTCGCTGACTCTGGAGAGCTTCTCCGATATCTTCTTGTCGGTCTTCTTGCTCCCGCTGCCTCCTGCTGACTTTGCTATCTCGTTCTGGGTGTTTATGTAGATGACCTCCTCGATGTCGTTGGCAAGTGCTCCGTATGGGCTGTATGCCGATGCCTCGCCGATGGTGTACTCTGCTTGGTATGGGTCGTCGAGGTTCTTGCTCCATCCGATCACTCTGGTGGTTCTTCTGTATTTGTCCTTCTCTTGGAAGTACTCCGGTGCTACCAGCGTCACCATCCGTCCGTAGGCGAGGTCGATCTTCCTGCTCTCGCAAAGTACCGGGTTTGTGGTGGCTGTGTATGTTCCGTCGTCCTTGGCCAGCTCTACCATCTCTTCTTCTGCTCTGGCCTTCAGCTCGTTCTCTGCTGCTGCAATCAGCGTGTCGTCGATGAACGTCACGTCCATGTTGTACATGTAGAGGGTGTCTCCGACTTCCGGCCTTATTGTCTCGTTCGGCAGCTGGAGCGTGTAGGTCTCGTTCCGGACTATCTCGAATGTGCGTGTGTCTCCGGATGCTTCCGGATCAAAGGCCACCTCGAAATCCATTCCGTTGAGTCTTCCGCTCTCGAAGTGGATGCTCAGCGGCTTGCTCTCGTCCGGGATGATGTACCCCTTGTCGAAGTTGTAGGCCGTTCCGTCCTGTAGTGTCGCCTTGAAGCGGTATGCCTTCCAGTGTGTGACGTTGCCTGTGTCCTCATCCGTGTCCGTTGCGTCCACCTCTGTCACCTCCGTAATGGTGAGCAGGCATCGTGGGTAGATGTCCTCGTATTGGCGCACCACCTCCGTGATGTCGTCTTCCGGGAGGTTCGGCTCGCTGTCGATGTAAGGTGTGCCTATCGGCAGCTTGAGCGTCGTCTGGGCTATTCCCTGTATGGCGATGTCGCTGTCCCCGTCGATGGGGTGGGTGTAGATGCGGTTGATGTATGCCAGTGCAATGTGGTAGAGTGTGCAGTTTCCTGTGCTGACGGCTCCCTTGTCCTTGCGGCGGTAGATGTCCTTTCCTCCGAGGATCTGGTTGTTGTCGCTGTCGTAAAGGATGCCCATTCCCTCGAACGGAACCTGTGCCCCGTTGGTCGCTATCTGGCTCTTGTCGGTTATGGCCATCTTCGGGATCTCGATGTCCGAGAATGTGAATCCCTGCCAGCTCTCTCTCGTCCAGCTGGTTATCTGGCATGTGCTCTGGCTCGTCTGTTCGTCGTCGCTGCTGCCTATGATGAACTGGATCTTGTCTGATCCGCTGTATCCGTTGCTTCCTACGAGCAGGCCGAGGTCTATCTCAAAGACGGGATCCTGCCAAGTGTTAGCGGTGTAGATTCCGCTGACCACCTCGAAGGGTACCGTCTGGCCTTGGTATCGTCCTGTGGTGAAGGTGAGCTTCTTCTCCTCGCTGTACCATCTGCTTGGCTTCGTGGTGGCTATCCTTACCTTGCCTTCGTAGATTGTGGCTACGGCTCCGATGTGGAACGGGTTGTTTAGCTCCCTTCTGTAGTTGGCGTTGAGGTTCCTGCTGGATCCGAATGCGTAGAGGCGTGTGCCGTGCTTCTCCGTGCTGTCGTCCTGTCTGGTGAGGGTTCGCTTGATCTCCTTCCCTGCTTCGAGGGTTATGGCTTCGCCTGTCTCGCATCGCCCGAAGTGGATTGTGTTCTCGTCTATCCACCACTCGCATTCGAATGCTTCAGCGATTGCTGTGATTGCGTCGAGGATGCTCGTTTTGTCGAATTGGACGAGGCGGCTCTCCTCGAGGCTGATGTTCTGGGCTATGGCCACCTCGTATCTCTCGCTTCCGTATCTGAATCCGATATCGTTGATGCTCCGGACGAGCAGGGCTGCGTGCTGTTCTATGGTGTCCGTCAGCGACCAGTTCACCTCCATGCCGTTCGTCTGGCTCCGGCTGTAGAAGTAGATGCGGTTCTTGAATCGGTACCAAGGGCGATCCATGCGCAGGTCGTAGTCCCATCCGTCTGCCGTCTCGCTGGCCTCCGGTTTCGGGAGGTCTACGATCTCAAAGCGTCCGAGGCCGTCAATCTCGCACCAGTATCCTTTCCTCAGCTTGAGGATGGTGTTGCTCTGGAACTTGACGCTTATGTATTCTGTCTGCATCAAGCTCCAGACGTAGGTGCTCTCCGTGTTCACGGGGATTGTGTACGCCTGCTTGTCCTGCTTGTTAAATATCGTTATTCTCATACTTGTCGATGTCCTCTGTTCCTCTGTTGTTCGGGTTCGGTTCGTTTAGCTGGAGGCTGAATGTGGCGATGGTCTTGAAGAGTGTGCGTGTCTGTCTGCAGCTCTGGTAGTCCATCCTGTAGACCACTCCTTGCTCGTATTTCGTCGTGATCTCGATGCGTCTCTTCTTGAGCTCCGTCTTGAAGGCTTTTAGTTTGCTGATGAGGTCTGACCTGTTGCTGGCCTGTATCTGGATGAAGAGATTCACCGTGCGCTCGTCCACCTTCGGCTTCTCCTCGATGCGCACCCGCTTTCCGTGCTCTGTTGCGCTCTTGTTCTCTACCGGGTTCTTCAATGGCTCCGGCTCGATGAGTGCCGTGATGGATGTCTCCCTCACGATGACTCCCCATTGTGTGTGGGCGTCCTTGCCGTTTATGAAAAATTCGCCTTTCATTGCCGTCTCCTTATTTCTTCGTCGTCAGTGCCGACGTGTTCGTCTTTATCTTTGCGATGTCCTGCCTAATGGTTGGCAGCTCGTTGGTGTTCTTCTCGATTTTGGCGAGGTGATCCACGGCCTCGCTCTGCATGTCCAGCATGTCGCTCATCATGCTGTGGATCCCGGATGTGCTCTGGGCTATCCCCATGACGTTCACGGCCTGCTGCTGGATTGTTTCGACGATGGTGAAGATGCCGAGCTGGATGCTTGTAAGCCTTCCGTTCATCTCCTGTCCGGTGTCCTCGCTCATGCTGGAGAGGCTGTTGGTGCTCCCGCTCTGGGAGTACTTCGAGTCGGATGTCGGCTGGATCATTCCTGCGTCTATCATGCTCTGTCTCCATGCGAGGCTCCTGTTTGCGATGGCCTCGTTCTGGCGGTCTATCTCTCTCAGCTCTGCTGCGTCGAGTCCGTCTTCCGCTGCCTTGGCGATGTATTTGTAGAGCGAGTCGATGTCATCTTTCAGCTCCTCGTTTACAAAGCTCTCGATGAGTGCGTTGCTCAACATCTCCTTGATGTGGTCGGCGAAGTCCTCCGTTGTGCTGTCGAGGTCTTTGAGCATCTTCTTGTATGATCCGATGAATCCTTCCCAATCGTACCCGGTGAGCTTCTGGTTCATTGCCGACGTCAGCTCTTCCTGCATGCCTGCCCTCTGGATGTACTCCTCCACGAGGTCTTTCGGGTTCCTGTGGCCGTCGCCGTTGAAGAGCGCAGCCCATTCCGATGGTGCGAATTCTTTGAGGATCTTCATCTCCTCTGGGGAGAGCGTCCAGATGTTGTCGCTGTTCACGGTTGTGTTGAATCCGTGCTTTCCGAGCTCTTCCGTGAAGCGTCGCCATCCGTACCAGTCGTTGCCTGCCATGTGTGCGTTGAACGAGCCCTTACCTCCCATCCCAAGGAATCCGTAGCCGCTGTTCGTCCATTCGCTCGCCATTGCGTCGATGGCTCTTCGCTGGTTGGCCTCCCATTCCTTCTCTGCCTGCAGTGCCTTCTTGTATGCGTCGAGCGATTCCTTGTTGGTGCTGTCGCTCTTGCTGATTTGCTCCTTCAATCCGTCGATGGCCGATGCGAGGTTCTTGTTCGTCTCTGCCATTTCTTGGATGATGGCCTCCATCTCTGCTTCGTTGCTTCCGAATGCTGCGCCTCCGGAGAAAAGGTTGCCGATGCCCTTGATAAGGCCTCCTACGATGTTGCCGACGCCCTTGATTACCGACAGGATGATTTGTGGCAGCTGGCTGAGAATCGCCTCGATTACGTCTGCGACTTTCTTCAGAATGTCGTCGATGAACTTTGTGGGTTCCGTTCCGAGTGCGTCGATTATCTGGAGGATGGCTCCGATGAGTCCTCCGGCCTTTCCTCCTATCTCACCGAGGCTTGCTGCGACCTTCTTCCCGCTTCCGGATATCTGGTTTACGAGGTTGTAGACTCCTGTTGCGAATCCGCTGAGCGTTCCGCTGGTGATCTGTCCCAGCACCGTATTGAAGTCACGGAGTCCCTGTGCTGCCTTCTCGGATTGGTCGTGCACCTGCTGCTGGGCTTTGTCCTTCTCGTCTTTCTTCTCGTTGACGGCCTGTGCTGTTGTATCCACCTGCTGCTGGGCTATCTGGACGTTGGCCTGTGCAATTGCCTTGGCTGTTGGAGTGGTGGCTTTTTTTAGCTCCTGCTCTGCCTTGATCAGCTGATCCACGGCTTTCTTGTGGGCTTCCTGTGCTGACAGGAATTCTGCCACTTTGTCCCGGTACTGCTTGGCGAGCCTGTCCAGATCGTTCCATGTGGACATGTTGAACGGGCTGCTGGATTCTACGCCTCCGGCTTGGATGAGCCTGTCTCTCAGCTCCATGTATGGCTGCTTGTCTGCGGGTCTGAGTTTCTTGAACTCGTCCGTACCCATGTAGTCGTTCACTTTCTTGAGCGTCTCTTTGGCGATGCCTTCCAAGACGTTTCCTATTCCTGTGAATGTCTGGTTCCAGTCTATGTTCTCTGCGATGTTCTCTGCGTTCAGCTTGGCCAGCATGCCGTCTCTCTCTGCTTGGAGCATCTTCTTCCTGTTGTCGTTCGTCTCCTTGGCGATGCGCTCCTCGTAGTCCTTGATGATGGCGTATCTGCGTTGCTCAATGGTTCCGAATTCGGACAGGAATGTGTAGAGAGCCTGCAGCTCCTCCTGCATGATGTCGTGCAGCTCTTGGTTGTATCTGGCGTTGGCCGATTCGATCTTGGACGTGATGCCTGTTGCCTGCAGTTCGCTCTGGGTCAGCTTGGCGATGCCGGAGTACGTTCCGGTCTTCCTGTCGTATGGGTGCTCCTTGTAGAAGTCCTTGCCTTTGTTGGCTGGGTTCGCATCCCATAGTGCCTTCTCGTGCTTCACCTTGGCTTCGTACAGATCCTTTGCCTCCTGCTCGATTTGCTGGAGCTCCCTTTGGTGGTTCAGCTCGAGCTGGGCGAGCTTCTTCTTCTCTCCCTCCTGCATGGCATCGATTTCTGCCTGTGCTGCGAGGTTCCGGCCTTCTGCCCTGCGTTTCGCTTGCTCGTTCTCCCAGCGGATGCGCTCCTGCTCCATCTTCTCGTTGGCTTCCTCCATTGCCTTGCGCTCACGCTCTGCGTCACGTCCGGCCTTGGTGTCCTTCTT